ATTTGTAATATTATTCAATAAATTAAAATTGGATAGATTAGCAAATAATCCTTGGAGAAGATGGGTAGAATCATTACCAATGAAAAAGAGAATAGCACTTGAACTTTTTTTCTTTCTACCTATACTAATACTAATAGATGAGTATGTGTTGATTCCTTACTTAGGAATGGCAGTGCTACCTTGGAATTGGGATTGGAGTGGAGGATAATAATGTTTGACAGAAGTGTAAAGTTGTGTTAAGATAAATAACTGAAAGTGGTGTTTTTATCACTAATTATTTGCTCCCGCTAACCAAGACCTATGGGAGGATAAATTACGTCTTTCATATCCAGTAGTGAGGGATTACTGGAAATAAGTTTCACTCTACCCTAGAGTCCTACTTAAACGTCTTACTAATGACAGTTCTTTCAAAACAGCGCAGTACAGGTCTACTACAGGGATGGCCTGAGTTCTGTGAGTGGGTAACTTCAACAAACAACAGAATTTATGTTGGTTGGTTTGGTGTACTCATGATCCCATGCTTGCTAACAGCAGCAGCATGCTTCATCGTTGCATTCATTGCAGCACCTCCTGTCGACATCGACGGAATCAGAGAACCAGTAGCGGGTTCTTTCTTATATGGTAACAACATCATCTCTGGTGCAGTTGTCCCATCTTCAAACGCTATCGGTCTACACTTCTACCCAATCTGGGAAGCAGCAACAGTAGACGAATGGTTATATAATGGTGGTCCTTACCAGTTAGTTATTTTCCACTTCCTTATTGGTATCTCAGCATACATGGGACGTCAGTGGGAGCTTTCATACCGTTTAGGTATGCGTCCTTGGATCTGTGTTGCATACTCTGCACCAGTTTCAGCAGCTTTCGCAGTATTCCTTGTATACCCATTCGGTCAAGGTTCATTCTCTGACGGAATGCCTCTAGGTATCTCTGGAACATTCAACTTCATGTTTGTTTTCCAAGCAGAGCACAACATTCTAATGCACCCATTCCATATGGCAGGAGTAGCAGGAATGTTCGGTGGTAGTCTTTTCAGTGCAATGCACGGTTCTCTTGTTACATCTTCTCTAATCAGAGAGACAACAGAAAACGAAAGTCAAAACTACGGATATAAGTTTGGACAAGAAGAGGAAACATATAATATCGTGGCAGCACACGGATACTTCGGTAGATTAATCTTCCAATATGCAAGTTTCAACAACAGCAGAAGTCTTCACTTCTTCTTAGCTGTATTCCCAGTTGTATGTGTTTGGTTAACTTCAATGGGAATCTGCACAATGGCATTCAACCTTAACGGTTTCAACTTCAACCAATCAGTTGTAGATGCAAACGGTAAGATTGTTCCAACTTGGGGAGACGTTCTTAACAGAGCAAATCTAGGTATGGAAGTTATGCACGAAAGAAATGCACACAACTTCCCATTAGACCTTGCTTCTGCAGAGTCTACACAGGTTGCTTTAACAGCACCTACAATCGGTTAATTTATTAACCCATAACAACACAAGGGGTCGCAAGACCCCTTTTTCATAGGAAAAATTAATGGTAGCATCTACTTTACAAGCACCTACAAGGGGTTGGTTTGATGTACTTGATGACTGGTTAAAGAGAGACCGATTTGTATTCATAGGTTGGTCTGGTCTTATACTTTTACCTTGTGCTTATCTTTCTATCGGAGGTTGGTTCGTAGGAACTACTTTCGTTACAAGTTGGTATACACATGGTGTTGCATCTTCATATCTTGAAGGTTGTAACTTTTTAACAGCAGCAGTTTCTACTCCCGGTGACGCAATGGGTCATAGTCTATTGTTTCTATGGGGGCCTGAAGCACAAGGTTCATTCATTCGTTGGTTACAACTTGGTGGACTTTGGAACTTTGTAGCATTACATGGAGTCTTTGGACTCATAGGTTTCATGCTTCGTCAGTTTGAGATCGCAGGACTTGTAGGCATTAGACCTTACAACGCACTCGCATTCTCTGCTGTTATCGCAGTCTTCACTAGCATCTTTCTGATCTATCCACTAGGTCAGCACAGTTGGTTCTTCGCACCATCATTCGGTGTCGCAGCAATCTTTCGTTATATCTTATTCATACAAGGTTTCCACAACATTACATTGAATCCATTTCACATGATGGGTGTTGCGGGTATCCTAGGAGGAGCACTACTATGTGCCATCCATGGAGCTACAGTACAAAACACACTGTATGAAGACACATCACAATACACTGAAGGTAAGATTCAATCTACAACTTTCAGAGCATTTGATCCTACACAGGAAGAAGAAACTTATAGTATGATCACTGCTAACAGATTCTGGTCACAGATATTTGGTATAGCATTTTCAAACAAAAGATTCTTACACTTCTTGATGTTGTTCGTACCTGTCATGGGTATGTGGACATCATCTATAGGTATCGTAGGTCTAGCACTTAACCTCAGAGCATATGATTTCGTATCTCAAGAGATAAGAGCAGCAGAAGACCCAGAGTTTGAAACTTTCTATACAAAGAACATTCTTTTAAACGAAGGTATGAGAGCATGGATGTCATCTGTTGACCAACCACATGAGAACTTTGTGTTCCCAGAAGAAGTATTACCTCGTGGTAATGCCTTATAAATAACATCATTCAAGATAAATCAAGGCTCCTTTACAGGGGTCTTTTTTTATGTTAAAATAAAATCTAAATAGTTTTTTTAGGATAAGATTATGTCTTGCGGAGACCACGGAAAGATGAATCCTGTTTTACATGCTTTGTATCATGTAAAGGAATGGGATAAGAAAATGGCAAAGAAATTTCAAGATAAGTTTGGACTTACAGACTATCAAATGAAATGTATATCGTTCGCTAAAGGATTTATCATCGGTGCTATTCTCCTTTGAAAAAACCTTCGGGGACGGCGTAGACCCTTGGTACGATAAAGCCGAGAGATGGGTGAAGAAGAAATTCAAGAACCCATTTGTACAACACCTTGCATTAGGACTCATCGAATGGTTGAAGGTAAAGTGGATTGATGTTAAAGTTGCCAACACCATGAGAGATATTGATAAACAATCAGAACAAATCAAAAAAATCTGGGAGGAACAAGATGTCAGAAGAGAACCGATTATCGTGGAGGAAGGAGTATTTGGAGATGAAGGCTGGTCTATCGAAATTACAAATCCGATTGTTGGAGGAGGGCCCACATCAACTAGCACAGGCATGGTTACTCCAAGCGATGCACAACGACTACAAGAAGATGAAGGGGATCAAGGAACCACCTAGTCGTGAGTCAGGTTATCAAACTACACTAAAAGAATTTTTCAAAACATATGAGTGATTTTCTTAGAAGACACATAGGTCCTTCCAAGGATCAACAGACTCAAATGCTACAGGATTTGGGTCTTTCTAATTTAGATGAACTCGTAAGACAAGTAGTGCCAGATAGCATACTACTTCGAGGTGAGAATAACTTACCGAGAGGATGTCATGAGCATCAAGCATTGGCAGAGTTAAAAAATATAGCAAAAGCAAACAATGTAAAACCTAGTCTTATAGGTCAAGGATACTATGGAACCATCACACCCCCAGTCATACAGCGAAACGTTCTTGAGAATCCTAGTTGGTACACATCTTACACTCCCTATCAAGCTGAGATATCTCAGGGAAGATTGGAAGCTTTATTCAATTACCAAACGCTCATCACAGAACTCACAGGATTACCAATAGCAAACGCATCTCTGTTAGATGAAGCAACCGCAGCTGCAGAAGCAATGCTGTTAGCATACAACTCAACTAAAGATAAGAAGACTGTCATAGTTGATCAAGATATATTCCCACAGACTCTAGCAGTTCTAGAGACCAGAGCAAAACCATTAGGCATTGAGATCAAGATGCTTGACATCTTTGATGTTGTTCCTCTCATAGAATTTGATGATGCATTTGCAATGATAGTTCAACTTCCAAATAAGAATGGACAACTAAAATATTGTGATGCATTACTCAGAGTTGCAGAAGTATATAAGTGTGTCAAGATAGCAATCGTAGATCCGATGTGTCAGGTATTGATGCAACCTGTAGGTGAGTGGGGATTTGATATTGCTGTAGGTAGTATGCAAAGGTTTGGTATTCCTATGGGATACGGAGGTCCTCATGCTGCATTCTTTGCAACAACAGACAAGTATAAGAGAAAGATACCTGGCAGAATTGTAGGTCAGTCAGTAGATAGCGAAGGCAACAAAGCATATAGATTAGCACTACAGACTAGAGAGCAGCATATCAGAAGAGACAAAGCAACCAGTAACATCTGCACAGCACAAGCACTGCTCGCAAATATGTCTGGATTCTATGCAGCATATCATGGTGCAGATGGACTACATGCTATAGCAAGAAGAATTAGATTACTACGACAGACTTTGATATCTGTTCTAAAAAATACGTTCTAAATACTGTTTTAATTTTAGTTGATGAAACAGTAAAATTGTGAAAGTATTACATCTTATTAGGATGTTTTAAATTATTGATGGACTAGTTAAATTCATTTATTTTTCACTTTTATTTAATAG